CTTGTTATCAACTCACCTATTAAAGTGTTCTCTACGTTGTTATTTATGCGTAAATAATCCTTAGCTTCTTGAACTGTTACTGGTTCTGCCGCTAAGTCTGTTGTTACTTGTATTGTAAATGCGCTATTCATATCTTAACTTGTATATTCTATTAAATCTGCTTGTGATAACACAGAGTCATACACTTGCAATCCTATTATTCTGTTTAACCCTATTGAATCTGTACTACCAGAAATACATCCTAATTTAACTTTGGTATAATCAGTAGCAGCTGAAAACGAATATGGCAAAGTACCACTAAACTCACTTACCCCATCAATAACTATTTCATAATCACCTGTCGTACAATCTAAAGATACGCCTATATTATGTATTCCATCAGCTAAAGAAATACTAAATTCCTGTATATCAAAAGCATTGAAAAATATAAATGTTAAGTTATCCCCCAATACATAACAACCTGCGTAAACATCTGGAATACCTGTGTTATCTTCAATAAAAAATATATTATCTGGTGTACTTAAATCACCTCTATTTTCTAACCTTACTCTTAAATTATAGCTAAAGCCATTACCTGTAAAAGCTATGTTACTGTTATTAGTGTCTTGTGGGCGTGTTACTGTTGCGCTTGTTGTAGGAATGTATGAAGTTTGATAAGTATTTTTTTCTAATTGCGCACCCCAAATATATGCACCACTTGTACCGTCACCTGTGTAGGAAGTAACTGCATCGGCTGTTGCTAATGCTACTCTAAATTCAAAACCACTCGAAAATGAAGTAAGAAACAAACTACATCTATACCAACCATTGCCAACATCCTCTATCTCTGCTGTTGCGCCATTTTGTAATGTTCCTATTACTCCGTTATCTAAATCAAACCACGCCCTTACGTTTAATGTCGCAGCGTTTACACCTCTTAGTAATATCCACTCTCTTTCACCTTTTTTAGCAAATACTGAAAACACATATGGCACATCTGAATCTATAATAGATTTTTGTACGAAATGGTCGCCTGTTGCTACACTTTCTACTAACTTATCGGCTGTTGTCGCGCCATTAGGCGCAGCAATATTATTTGAAGTAATAGTAGAGTTTGTCTTAGTCCACGAAGCATTACTAAAATCTTCTGAATATAAAAGTAAGTTTGTAGCTGCCTTTTCGATTAACAACTCTGGACAGGTATTAGTATAATCTATTCTTGGAACATTAACACCCATTAACTCTAAAGAACCACTTTGGTTAAGTCTGTAAGATGATAGGTTTCTACTCCAAGAAAAATCACCACTCCCATCTGTTGGTTTATAACAATATAGTTTACTGGCTTTATATCCATTCTTAGGAGTTAAGCCCATAAATAATTGACTTGCTGCGTATGAATCACCTTTAGCCATTTTTCTTTGGTCTGCCTTTAGTTTTAACTTGTACCTTTAGTTCTTTGGTTTCAATAACTTCCTTAACCTCTTTTTCTACCTTCTCTGGTTGTTTTATAGTTTCCTCATATTTCTTAATATAGCCTACCTTTAAAAGTAGTGCAGTAGTATCGTTATCTTCAAAATCGTAAATTCTGCCTTTGATGTGGTTACCTTGTAACTCATTTATTCCCCAAAAGTCTAATGTAGCTATATACTTCATAATACTCAAAGATACGAATTTTTGCTAAATTTTTTAGCAACAAAAAAGGGTAGATACACTTAAGTACCTACCCCTCTTATTATTATAAGAACTTATTAGCTAATTGCTGTAAGGTCTTTGTAGATTAACGAATCAACTCTTAATGTGTTAATCGCTTCTTGGCACTCAATTCTTGCAGTAACTTTGTTAGTCGTGAAGTTTGTACCATCCTCATAAGAGAATACTACGTTCATAGACTCAACTTCTACACGCTCTAAGTAATCCTGGTCAATGATTAAGATATAGTTATCAGTAACCCAAGATGCTGGTAATACAGGCATTCCTGCGATATTCATACCATTTGGAGTTAATGAAACTGTACCTGCACCTGCATAGTAACCATTAGTAAATGTTTCTTTTTGTAAACGAGCCATTTGCTTAGGATTAACTAATGCGTATGATGGATTAAAGTTTGCTGCTAATTGGTTAGCTACTAATTCGATGATAGCCTCAATGTCAGATGTAGTAGCTGCTACTGTACCTGAACCTGTTGCTGCACCTGAAACAGTTGTAAAGAATGATGAGTTTTCTGCTTTGAAGAAATCTCTTAATAACATTCTTGATAAAGTACCCTCTAAGAAAGGTAAGTTTTTCATAAACTGCTTAGAGAATCTTGCGAAACCAGCGATGTAATTGTTAACTGTAACAATCTCTGTTAAGTCGTAATCAATTTGCGATTTGCTTGAACCTTCAGTTTGAGTTGAAATAGAACCTTCAGAACCTGTTTCTCTGTAAGTTACAAATGTACCTGTTGCAGACTGAACTGTTGGGATTAAATCTCTCATATTAACTTTTTGGAAAGGCACTAAACCTTGTCTTGAGTTATATGTTCTTACTGGGTCGCCTGTTAATGATGCTGATGTAGTCATATCACCTACTACCTTTACATTCATAGGGATAGAGAATGAACCATTAGCTGATTTTAATGCTAACTCAATTTCTTTAACACCTTTCTCGTAGTTACCACCACCCACTTCAGCAACTGCACTTGATAACTGCTCACCAAATGATTTTACTTCTTTCTTAGCTTCGCTTTCTTTAGCCTTTGCTAATTTAGCGTCTAATTCCTCTGCTCTGTCAGCAACTACTTTAATTTCTGCTTTTAATGAATTAACCTCATTAGATTTTTCTTCTAATTTAGCCTCAAAAGCCTTTTCTACTGCATCAACTTTCGCATTGAAAGTGGTTGCTTTTGCTTCGATTGAATCGTTGATTTCCGAAGCGATTTTTTTAATTTCTTCCATTTTTTTACTTCCTTTTAGATTTTTAATAATTTTTTAAACTCATATATTTCATCTATCGGGTTATTTTTCACAGAAGTGATTGTATCGGCTTCTTTCTCAATAACTGATTCTACTGATGTTAACTTTAATAATTCAAACTCAATTAAGCTAAACATTTCATCTGTGTAGTCGCCATTCTTTAGGCACTTTACTAATAGTTTAACTCTATCTTGTTTTTCTTCAAATGTATAGGCTTTAAATCCTGTAAATGGTGTGTCTGGGTTTGCGCCAAATGTTACTGCGCTACCTTCCCACAATTTAACCTCTAATATTTTATTTACTTCTTTATCTCCGTCTTGCTCTTCAATCGCTTTGATAGTTTGAAAGCCAATAGAGTGCTGAGTAATAACACCATCTCTGTATAATTTTAATGCGTCCTGTCCGTAAGAAGTATCTGATACTTTAGCTTCAAAGTAAAGACCATAACCATCTTCTCTTAAATCCACTAACTTACCTAATGGCTTATACATATCGTGCTGCCATAAAAATGCAATCTCTGGCTTATTAGACTTAGGCCCTCTCTCTTGTATAGACTTTGCAAATGCACCTGGCATTATCATATCCTCATCTCTATCTATATTGCCAAACTTAGAAAAATAACCTGTAACAATACCGTTATTAACATCTAAGTCATTTATAGTAGCATCGTAGTTTTTAAAACTTAATATCTTCATATTGTATAAATATTCACTCAAAAATACTAAAATTTTTAGCAATTAACAAAATGTAACACTTTTTCTCTTTCAGCTTCACTTAGCATACTTAATACTTTCTTGCTATCAGCGTCTGTACTCATTGTCCAATACTTTTTAAAACTCCATATATTCTGCTCACTCTTAAAGTCAATTATCTGTGGCTCATCAAACTTAACTATATGAGCCTTAACTCCACTCTCTATTAATTTACTTTCACTTGAGAAGTCTAATCCGTGATTTCTATCATTACCCCAAAGATTAAAATAAGTGTACTCTATCACACAACAATTCTTTTCTTTATAGTATTCAGCTAAGTGTTTGGGTAATGAATACATACCACCCTTATCATATTGCTTACCACCTATCTGTATAGTCTGATTAAACACCACGTGGCATTGATACCCCACTCTCTCTAATAAATCTCTCTTAAACGCTCTAAATGCGCCAAATGTCATTTTAGGTTGAAAGTTTAAAGCCTTATTAGTAAATAAATCATAAAAATATAATCCGTGTGCTTTGATGTATTCGTGTTCTGCGTTTGCAAACAAAGAAATATAGTGAGCAAATAATTCATTACTCATTACGTTATCATCACCAGAGTGTATAACATAATCGAACTCTTGCTCTAAGCACTTTTCAAACATAAAGTTATGTTTAAGCCCTAAAGGTAGATTCTTGTGATAAAAGTATTTAATTCCGTACTTATCGCATAATTCTGCACTTGCATCATCTGATACTATCACCAACACATCAAACTCTGCAACCTCTTTTAGCCTTTGTAAACCTAACAAGTAAATCTCGCTTACTTTAGGTCGGTTATACATTATGGTAGTGAAAAGTATTTTCATTCAGTTATCATTGTATCAGCATCTACCTCAACTAAGAACTCTACACTTACCAAACAAGTTGCAGTAGTAGTACCATTTTCTTTAGGTGATATATCTTTAATCTTATCTTTGATTAATACGCCTATTTGTCCTGGTATTTCTTTGCCATCTTTATCGGTAATGTAAAATAACCCACTTGACTTGCTTAACTTTAACTGATTCATAACTAATTTTCTATTGGAATAAATATGGCTGAACACCTGCAATTTATATTTTCCGATGCACCACCTGCTGGATCACCTGGATATTTCATCATCTTACCATTAACATTAAATTTCTCATCTCGCTTTACCCTCTTACCACTTAATGCAACGTGCGTTTCTCTCGGTACTTTTGGATGGTCGTGTACCCACTCCTTTTCAAAGTCAACACCTACTGCATCAAACTCTTTTATTTGCCCCTCTTTTGCTCTTGCTGATGCCATCAATGTTTCTGTTCGTGCAATCATTAAAGACCTTGCCCTCTTGTTTATTCTGCCATCTAACCCACCTAAAGTATATCTCTCAATTCTACGTGCAACTTGTTTTAACGTATCACCCTCTTTTAATCCATCTTCAAATGCTTTTTTAACTA